CTTTCTCGCCGCGTGTCAGCAACTCATCAATCACCTCTTCGCAGGTGCCAATCGCCGAGCCCATCAGCACGATCACCCGCTCCGCCTGTGGATGGCCATAGTACTCAAAGGGTTTGTAGTGTCGACCCGTGGCGGCGGCAAAATCATCCATCGCCTGCTCAACATGGTCGTAAACGGCGTTGTACCAAGGGTTTGTCGCTTCGCGGGACTGGAAATAAGTGTCCGGGTTCGCCGAGGTGCCGCGGATCACCGGGTGTTCCGGGTTGAGGGCCCGCGCACGATGATGGTCAATCTCCTGCTCGGGCATCAGCGCGCGCAGGGTGTCGTCCGGGAGCGGCACGATCTTGTTTATCTCGTGCGAAGTGCGAAAACCATCAAAGAAGTGAATAAATGGCACGCGGCTTTTCAGCGTCGCGATATGGGAGATAAGGGCAAAATCCTGCGCTTCCTGCACGCTGCTGGCGCAGAGCAGGGCGCAGCCGGTCTGGCGCACCGCCATCACATCGGAGTGGTCGCCAAAAATCGACAGCGCATGGGTGGCAACGGTTCGCGCGGCAACGTGCAGCACAAAGGGAGTTAACTGCCCGGCCAGCTTATAGAGGGTCGGGATCATCAGCAGCAAACCCTGCGATGAGGTAAACGACGTTGAGAGCGCCCCGGTCTGCAATGCCCCGTGCACGGCGGCAATCGCCCCCGCTTCTGACTGCATCTCTACCACGCGCGGCGTGTCGCCCCAGATATTTTTCAGGCCGTTGCCTGCCCAGGCATCTGCCTGTTCAGCCATCGTTGAACTGGGGGTAATCGGGTAGATGGCGATAACTTCACTGGTGCGGTACGCAACGGATGCGACTGCGCCATTACCGTCGATTGTGATCATAAGGTGGCTCTCATTGTCTAAGTATATGAAATATAATAAATTCAATTGCTGGCCGTTACCAAATGGGACACGGGTGGGGCATCAGGTATCAATTTGCTGTTTAATATGCTCACCTGATCTGCATTATTCTCATTCATCCATGCACCATACACGTTGTAAACCATCTGGGCGTTTCTGTGTCCCATCTGCGAGGCGATGAACGTCGGGTTAGCCCCAGCGGCCAGAGACCAGCATGCGTATGTATGGCGTGACTGATATGCATTTCTGTATCGTAAGCCAGATCGTGCAATAAGCTTTTCCCATGATGATGACAGGGAGCAAACAGAGTAGTGATTTTCACCACGCGGATTTTTGCGTGTTATCTCTGGATTGAAAACGAAAGTGCATGGGTGGATACTTGTCCTGCCATACTCCCTCAGCTTTACTTCGATTTGCCTTTGCCTGCTCAGTCTTGTGAGTTCGGCTTGCTTTTTCAGAACCTCAATGGCTGGCTTAACGAGTTGCACAACCCTGATCCCTGATTCTGTTTTAGGCAAGGTAAACTCTTTGGCCCGGGTATAGGTGCGCGACACGGCGATAGTACCTGCTTTTAAATCGACATCTTCCCAGGCTAAAGCGCAGAGCTCTCCATGCCTCAATCCAGTATAAACAGCCAGCGACCAGAGGTTTTTGATCTGATGTGTCTGGCTGGCATTTATTAGCTGGATGAATTCGTCCCGTTCCAAAGGGTCGGGTTCGGGTCTTGATTTTTTCAGCAACGAAATCCCCTCAAAGGGGTTCGTCCTGATATAGCCATTGTCAGCGGCGAACTGAAACATCCCCCCGGTAATAACCATGTATCCATTCACCGTTGGTGCTTTTCTTCCTTTAACTGGTTTTTTTTGACGATCCTTCAAGGTCTGGAAACCGGTTAACAGATCTCTTCTGACAAAAAGCACATCCTCCTGGCTAACAGACGACACGAGTCTTTTGGGCCCCAAAACTTCAATCATGTTTCTAATAACAGACTCATAACTACGCATGGTATTGTTTGATATCTCCATGCGCTTGAGAGCCAGCCATCTTTCAGCAAGTTCATAGAGATTCAGCTCTTTACGCTGTAGTCCAAGCCTTTGCAGATTTGGAGATTCAGGAAATCGAGCGGCGTAATCAAAAGTCCCTGTTTTGATAGCAAAGCAGACAGATGTCCTCAGTTCTCCAGCAACTTTCCGGTTTTTAGGGGTGTCAGGCACCCCCAGGCTTTCACGAATTCGTCGGCCTTTGTAATGGAACACGATACGGAGATTACCTCCGTGATTTTCAACGCCGGTTGGATAGGTCGGTTTCACCATTTTTCCTCCTGCGCCCAAGAGCACAGACAGATTAGCCACACGGTAATGATAATCAAAGCCCCATGTTCGGCTGCTTTGATATCTGGCTCTCGATCCAGCGATCAATCGCGCCGAGATTGTAAAGGCATTCACTGGTTGGCTTTGGTACTCCGTCAGGTGAAACATGCACATACTCGCGACCTACTAACCATGACTCTTTGCGTGCCCTCAAAATGGTACCAGGCTTCAGGCCGGTTACCGCTATCAGGACTTTTTCAGCCACCCACTTGTTCGGGGTTAACTGGATTACGTTTTCCATAGTTACCTCGTGTCAATCAAGGCACTACCTTGGGAAAATACACCGAAATGGTGGAAGAGATTTTCCCGTAAGTAGCACTCGTTAAACTTGAATTCGTTGATCAGCGGCCTTCCAGAATTTTTTCAGGAATATTTTGTTGTGCAATTTGTTGTTGAGTGAAGTGCGCGGCTAACAAGTAAGCAGGTAGCAGCGGTATGGTATGGCTTCCAGTCTCATGATCGTGTACAGATTCATCCTCACCCGTTGGAGTTGGCTCCGGCCCTGTCCACCACGCAACCGGCTGACTGTCCAGCAACTCCAGCAGCATGTTCGCCATTGCCGCAGCGTCACCGCACTGCACATGGTCTGTATCGGCGATGACGCGCAATTCGCCGCGGGTCATTTTGTTTTGCATGCATCCTCCTGCATCATGAGGAAAACAATCATCGCCGCCCGAAGCGGGTTAGACTGATACTGCTCTCTGAATTCGTCGTACTTATCAAATGCATTCCACCACTCAGCGCTACCATCCTCTGCGCAATCCCATACCATGCTGATGCTGTTTTTGAAGATAATCGGCCATGCGTCGGCGGGGTTGTTGCATGGGTCGAAAGCTGTCCAGACTCGGTTTTTAACGTAGAGCATTTTGTCACCGCTAATGCCGCAAAGTTTACCGTCATGCGGCACGTTGCTATTCCACCAAAACCAAACCTTTTGAGATATCTCCGCATCACTCAGTTTGCTGTAATCCATCACATCCCCCGCTGCTTGCGCTTCAGTTCGATAATGCCCTGGCACTCTGCGCACATCTGGCAGCCCGGCATCGCCGCGCGCCGCGGTGCGGGAATTTCCTCCCCACACTCCTCGCAATGCTCGGCAGATACCGCGCTGCGGTCGATGCGGTGAGCGGAAAGGGCAGCGTTACGCTGAAGCTCTTCAATCTCTGATGCGTTATCGGCGCGAAGGATAAGCGCAAAGAAGCCATGAATGCTGTCCAGCGCATTATTGAGTATGTTCAGGAAAACCCGATCAGCCACCCTTGCGTTGGTCATATTGAAAATATTGGCGGCATACCGCCACCGCAACTAACGGAAGAGGGGAGGATCGTTTTTCGTCTTTCCTTCGCTTGCCTCTACGGGGAGTAAGCAAAAACACCAGGCTGCCATCAGGCGGCCTTTTTTATTTATTGAGAGGAGTTTCCCCATGGCAGCAAATTGCCCTACGGACAACACAAAGCTTTTTGGCCGCGCAATTGTCCTTGAAGTGGCTGATGGTTGTGCCGACACGCTTCCTTCTGAATCCGAATGGAAATCGCTGGCAGCTGGTACCAGTAAAGGTTTCGACTTTTCACCTAACAGCGTGACATCCGATGCGGATGACACCAAGGGTTACGTCGAAAACATCGTCACCAACGCAGACTTCACCATTTCGTTTGAGGGTGAAGTGCGCCGCAATGACAAGCTGGATCAGTACGGTGTAGGTCGCCTCATTAAGTACTTCAACACCGAAATTCAGGCGACCCGTCAACCGACGCTGTGGGTGCGCATGGAATTCGGCCCGGTAACGTTCATCGGCTACATGCTGATCAATGCTCTGAGCTCAGACGGTGGCACTAACGACATCATCACTTTCTCCACTGAGTTCAAAGTGGCTGATGCCGACACCATCCAGGTAATTGATACCGATGAAACGGTACCAGCTACTGGCGTAACGGTAACCCCTGCGACCACTTCCCTGGTTGTCGGTGCAACTCGCCAGCTTACTGGTGCAGTTCAGCCGTCTGATGCTACGGATAAATCGGGAACCTGGACAACCTCCGATGCTACCAAGGCAACAGTGAGCTCTACAGGCCTGGTCACCGCGGTCGCTGCTGGCTCTGCAACCATCACGTTTAAATCCACTGATGGCAACTTTACCGGTACCTGCGCTGTCACGGTCACGGCTTCGTAACCATTACAAAGGGCTGAATACCAGCCCTTGATAATGCTTATGGAGGAATTATGAAATCACGGCCGCCATTGAAAGAAATAGGCGAGATGCTTATCGATGCCGAAGGAAAAGAATACTTTTTCAGTCCATCACTCATAAACATGACGCGCATAGGCGATCCGTCTGAAATTGTCGCCGCGTTCTATGACCTGCATCACGACGAAGTGGCGGCGCTTATTCATTCTGCGCACCAGGCATATGGGATGATTCCTTCGTGGCTTATTGAGCATATCAAATCCAGCAGTTATGGAAGAAAAGCTCTGATGGCAGCGATGGAAGTTATGACCGCATGTTGTGATGAGGATGTAACGCCGCTGATTGGGGAGATGCGGCAAGCCAAAGCGTCAGGCAAGGCATTTAAAATGAAGAGCGGCGCGATGGATGCATTCGAAATAATCGTCATCGCCCAGTCCCTTATAAGCCACGGCGTTATCGGCAAGGCAAAGGTGAGAAAGCTCCAGCGACATGAAAATAATCAGGCCACATCTGAATTTAATGCTTTCGAGTATATCAGTGCTGCGCGCAACCACTTTAGCATGAGCCGCGCAGAGGCAGAGCAACTCACCATGACTGAGTTTCAGATCCTTATTTCAGCAAAATACCCCGATCAGAAAGGATTCACCAAAGAAGAGTATGAAGCTGTCACCGATAATCATTTCGCCAAGAAAGCGCGCAGACTAGAGAGAGAAAAGCAGAATAAAAAACAAGCAGTTCCTGGCTGAAAAACGGTATAATAGTGGAAATATTTTCTTGCCGAGGGCGTCATGCGCAAAGGTGCTTTTTTTCTGATTATCTGCCTGCCGTTTTCCAGTATTGCTGGAGAAACCACTTCAACAAAATGGGCGCAGACGTCCGAGGCTATCTGCTACAACCATCCTGATAAGCAATTATGCCTCGATGGTATTAAAGCTTTAATGCGAAGCGTCAAAGCCGCCAGTGATGTGAATTATTCATGCCTTCAGGTGAAGAAGGCGGGCGGTGAAATGAGCGAGATATGCCAGAACGCCGAATCCTCTCTATCCACGCTTGAATAAAAAATACTAATTTCAAAAACAAACCCGCTCCGGCGGGTTTTTTATTGCCCTGAGGATGCTTAAATGGCCGGAATTCTTAACGCTGGTAAGGTGATCTATGAAGTAGATATGGACACAGCCGGGATACTTCGCGGCAGGCGTGAGATTGAAGCCGCACTGGCAGGTCTTGGCGGCAACCTTGGCAGAATTGAATCCAGCGTAAACCGCACTGAGCGCTCAATCGCGTCTATGGAGCGTACGCTGTCGAGCCTTAGCAGCATTGCCAAAGGTGTGATCGCGGCTCTATCAATCCAGCAGGTCGCGAATTATGCCGATGCCTGGACAGAGCTGAATAACAAGGTATCAAACAGCATCCGCACCGGCGAGACGCAGGCTGAAGTGATGCAGCGCATCTTTGATATTTCTCAGGCGACTCAATCATCACTTAACGGCACCGCCACTCTGTATGCCCGCCTGGAGCGAGGCACACCTGTTGATTCATGGGTGCTCTACGTTGCTGACTGCAATATGGATGGAACTGACGTTAACGTCAGCCTCTCAATGACCAACCCACTCAACCGCAACATAGGCCGGATATATGACCCGGCTGAATGGCCAGGCCTCGTTAACGGATAACCCATGGATAAAAGTGAATTCATTAAACGGATCGAGCGAGTTCCGTGGGCTGACCGCGCCTGTAGCTTTACGGCCTGCGACTGCTGGGGCCTGGTGGTGCTCTATTACCGCCATGTGCTTGGCATAGAGCTGCACAATCTCCCCGGTTATGAAGCGGGGAGTGATTTCATCACCTGTTATCTGGATGAGGTCGTCTACTGGCAGCCGAGCGCGCTGCCAGTAGAGGATGGCTTGTTCGTGGCCTACGTCGGCGAACGGGCAGAACACGTCGGCATCATCGTCGACGGTGCCGGCTTACACAGTCGAGGAGACGGTGGCGGGGTGATGCATACGCGACTGCGCGTTATCGAAAAGTTATTTACCAGGGTGGAGTATCTGTCGCATGCCGATTATCGAAATACAGCACATTCCGGGGCGGCCCAAAGAAAGGGTTAACCTCCCCGCCGGCAGCAGCTTTTATGAGTGGCTTGTCACGCGAGATTTTTTCGCGGATGTCATCATCGTGGTGAATGGCAGGGAGCTGGATGACAGCGATGAGCTGGACTTTCCTGTTACTGAACTGCACAGCATCCAGATCTTCTCACAGCCCAAAGGAGCAATCGGCAAGGTACTGAG